TTACCGGTTTTGTCGTCTTGGAATCCAAACTCGATTCCGTAATTTTCAAAAGTGTAGCTTATGTTTTTAATTTTCATGACTTTTCCCCAAAATAACGGGTTACGCTCCCCGCGAGCTTGGCCTTTCTGGCCTTAACAAGCCATTTCTGACTTGTTGATGTTTATTATACGCACTCTGTTCATGATGTCAACAGTTTAATTAAAATAATTTTTGCTTTTCCGGCGATTTTGGACAAAAAAATACAATGCAATCAATAGTTTTCATAAAATTAAAAATGCAGTACAATCAATGTTTTATAAACAAAGCGGAAAATTATGAAATTTACGGCACAGCAGTTGGGCGGCATGGCACGCGACAAAAAATTGTCGGGGAAAAGAAAATCGGAAATAGCGGAGGAAGGGGGGGAGGCGCGGGCCGAAACGCTTACAGCCGCTGAGCGTCGGCAAATAGCCAGCGCCGGGGGCAAAGCAAAAAATAGGTGACCGGTCGTATTAAAGTCAGAGAATCTAACGAACGGGATGACGGGATGGATTAAATTCGCCCCCAAAAAAATACGACCGGTCGTCTTAAAAAACATTACCCCAAAATTTAGGCCGCTATCATTTTTGTATAAAAATTGATAGACTGCTAAAAATGTTTTTTTTGAGTCAAATTATGGCACATGCAAACGATCAGATTTTAGACAGCTCAGCAACTCCAGCGCGCTTGGTGCTGGGTACGCGACAGACATATAGCGCAGTAGTGTCCGACCTGACCCCAGCCATCGGGGCCACGGACATTTTTACGCTGAGCGGATCAGCGACAAAAACCGTATTTGTGACTGCAATAGAGATCATAGCTGATGCCACGGCTGTTGGCATCGTTGATTTTTATCTGTACAAACGCACCGCCGCAAACACGGGCGGCACATCATCATCACTGGCCCCAACCCCGCACGACTCGCAAAATGCGGCGGCAACAGCCGTGGCTAAACAGTACAGTGCAAATCCAAGCGCCCTTGGCGCAGGCACTTTGTGGCGGGGCGGTCACTTGGCTTTGCCCGCCGCCACAGCGACAGGCTATCCGCAAACGCCCTGGCTGATTGATTTAAACGCGCACAAAGGCCAGCCGCTGGTATTGCGGGGCGCGTCGGAATTTTTGGCTGTCAATTTGGCGGGGGAATGGACGGGCACACCCGCAGGGCTAAGCGTTTACATAAACGCGGAGTGGATAGAGATTTAGCAGTGACAGCAGCAAAAGGCGTCGTTAAGCGCAAAAAAATTGAGATTAACCAAAAAGAATTTGACGGGTCAATTTACGATGCCGACGGCAATCTGATAGCCGCAAAAAAAAAGAAAAAAAAGAAAAAAAAGAAAAAACTGTCCAAAAACCCGTATTGCACCGCCACGGCAAAACACACGGGTGAGCGGTGCGGTTTTAGAGTCACCGACCCGACACGCACAGTCTGCAAGTGGCATGGCGGCACGCGCAAACGAGGCGTAGCACATCATAAAACCCCGGGCACTATGTACAGTAAATTTTATAATGACGATGACAAAGAGATTGCCGACAAAGCTAAAGCAGCTTTAGGCACGGTAGACAAAGAGATTGAGCTGGCCCGTGTTTATCTTGCACGCGCAGTCAAAGGCGCGGCGGAATCCGTGGATGATTTGCGGCTGGAAGAGATCGAGGAGTCGGACGCGGGGATTAAAAAAAAGCATCGGCGTACGGATTGGGACGCGCTGATCTTGCGTTACAGCGACCGCATTGACCGACTGGAGCGGACGCGCAAAGAGCTATTGTCTGACACTAGCTCAGACACAACGCTTGTAATCGTAGGCGGGTTGCCGGATAACACGGACTAATGCCGACGCTGACAATCCCGACGATGCACAAAGGACAGATTGAGGCGTGGCAGTCACGCGGTCGTTTTAGTGTCGTGCGGTGCGGGCGGCGGTGGGGCAAAACGGACTACGGCAAAATTTTGGCATGTGATGGCGCAGCCAAGGGCAGGTCAATCGGCTGGTTTGCCCCGTCATATAAAATCATGAGCGAGGCATACGAGCAAATCATTGACACGCTAGCGCCAATAAAATCACGGTCAAACAAAACTGACGGCGTAATACGCACTATCAGCGGCGGGCGGATTGATTTTTGGTCGTTGGAAAATGAGCAGGCGGGGCGGTCACGGAAATATCATCATGCAATCATCGATGAGGCCGCCTTTGCAAAAAACAGCACGATGGAAAATATTTGGGACAAAGCCATTAAGCCAACGCTACTGGATTTTAAAGGCCGTGCCACGGTTTTTAGCACACCGAACGGGATTGATGAGGATAATTGGTTTTATAGGATTTGCACACAAAAAGAGTTTGGCTGGTCTGAGTATCATGCGCCAAGCCACTCAAATCCCTATTTGCCGGCAGAAGAGTTGGCAAAACTGGAGGCGGACAATCACCCAATGGTTTACCGCCAAGAATATTTGGCGGAATTTGTCGATTGGTCAGGCTGTGCGTTTTTTGACACAGGCAATATGCTGGTTGATGGGACGGCGGTCAGTATTGATAACCCGGTAGATTACGTTTACGCGGTCATTGACTCGGCAACAAAAACGGGCAAAGAGCATGACGGCACAGCGGTCATTTATTGTGCAATCAGCAAATATTACGGGCATCCGCTGGTAATTTTAGATTGGGATATTGTGCAAATTGAGGGGGCATTGTTGGAAACGTGGCTACCAACGGTTTATGAGAATCTTGAATCCATGGCGGTTATGTACCGGGCAAGGTTGGGTAGTGCCGGGGCGTTTATTGAAGACAAGGCCAGCGGTATGATTTTGATCCAACAAGCGCACCGCCGCGGCTGGGCTGCAAATGCAATTGACAGCAAACTGACATCGGTCGGTAAAGACGAGCGGGCGATCAGCGTATCGGGTTATGTCTATCGCGGCATGGTCAAGCTATGCCAAACAGCACATGACAGGCTAGTGACATACAAAGGGGCTAGCCGCAACCATCTTTTATCACAAATAGCGGGATTTAGACCGGGCGACAAAGAGGCATATAAACGTGCGGATGATTTGTTGGATTGTTTTTGCTATGCCGTGGCTATTGGCCTAGGCGATTCTAAAGGTTTTTAATGAGCTATATTGACATAAACGATAACGGCGGCATGGAAACGCCACTGCAACAAATGCTGTTGGCAGATAACATTGAGCCGGGAAGTGAACCAAGCTATCAAATTTGCAAAACAATTTACGAATATCACCCGCTGGGCAAACGGCTGATAGACACCCCACTGGACATTGCAATGTCCAAACCGCGCGAGATCACAATACAGGATTCGCCGGAAAATTCGGTGGCTGAAGCATTTGAAAAAATGTGGAAATTAATGAACGCTGACACGCACATTAAGAACACGGCACGACTAGCGGGAATTTATGGCGCGGCAACATTGTCGTATGACGTGGACGCTATAAACCCAATAACACAAAATGACTACGAAAAATCCGACGTTATCCCACCCGATGAACTGCACAAATTAGTGCCAATTTTCCACGAATTTGACCCGTTAAACACTGCCGGCTCTTTGGTGCTGGAACAAAACCCGCTATCAAAAAACTTTCAGCGGCCGGTTGGCGTGACAGTGGCAGGTGTAAAAATACACCCGTCGCGGTGCTGTGTAATCATGAACGAACAGCCAATTTACATTAGCTATACGGGGTCTAGCTATGGGTATGTCGGCAGGTCAAAATACCAGCGAGCGCTATACCCGCTAAAGTCTTTTATCCAATCAATGATCACCGATGACTTGGTGCAAGAAAAAGCCGGATTGTTGGTGGCGAAAATGCGCCAACCTAGCAGCATAGTTGATAAGCTGATGCAAAAAGCAGCGGATGTTAAGCGGCAACTGCTTAAAAATGCGCGCTCAGGAAACGTGTTTAGTCTGGATTTAGATGAGTCGGTCGAGTCAATCAATCTGACGCAAATATCAGAGCCGATGACGGTTAGCAGAAACAACATCATCGAAAACATAGCCCTTGCGGCAGACGTGCCAGCCAGCATGTTGACGGGTGATAGTTTTGCAAAGGGCCTAAACGAAGGCGGCGAGGATGCTAAAAAAGAAATGCGT